TACTTATTGAAAAAGGATATTAATGAGCAATACAAATCAATTTACTCTCCATCATGGAGATTGTTATGAAGTGATGAAATCTATGCCAGACAACTCAGTAGACTCAATCGTCACTGACCCTCCTTATGAATTAGGTTTTATGGGTAAGTCTTGGGACTCAACAGGTATTGCCTACTCAACTCAAATGTGGGCAGAGGCGTTACGCGTACTCAAACCAGGAGGGCATTTACTAGCGTTTTCTGGTTCTCGAACTTATCATCGAATGGCAGTTGCTATTGAAGATGCAGGTTTTCAAATCCGCGACCAGATTATGTGGATTTATGGCTCAGGGTTTCCAAAATCTATGAGCGTAAGCAAAGCAGTGGAGTCACATCTGCTAAATGGAAAATCAAACCCTATGGCTCTAAGAAAGACCGAACAAGATGGAGATGGCGAAAGTTATCAACTAACTGGTAAGAACAATGGCATACTCGGTGAAACTAGAGTGTATGACCGTAAAGAGTTCTCACCTTCCACCGAGCAAGGAAAACAATGGAAAGGCTGGGGTACTGCACTTAAACCAGCACACGAACCAATAGTGTTAGCGCGTAAACCAATAATAAAAACGGTTGCGGACAATGTAATAAATTACGGTACAGGTGGATTAAATCTTGATGCAACTAGAATTGAAAGAGTTGAAGAAGATGATTCAGCAGAATCAATAGGACGCTGGCCGGCCAATGTAATGCATGATGGCAGCGAAGAAGCCATTGAAAACTTTGGTGAGGCAGCCCGTTTCTTTTACTGCGCAAAGGCAAACAAACGTGATCGCAACGATGGTCTTGATGAGTTTGAGACAAAGCGTGATCATGATGGGCGCAAAGATGGTGGAGTCGGTGGTGATAATCCACGTAATCGCACTAACAATGAGAAACTAAATTATCACCCAACAGTTAAACCAACATCTTTGATGCAGTATTTAGTCAGACTTGTCACTCCACCGAATGGAACTGTTCTTGACCCTTTTCTAGGTTCTGGCTCAACTGGCAAAGCTTGTATGTATGAAGGGTTTAATTTTGTTGGAATTGAACTGACCGAGGAGTACCTTCCAATTGCTAAAGCAAGAATTGAATTTGCTCAAAAAGATAAGGAACTGAAGTGACAAAAGAAATTACAATCAAATGCTCACTATGCAAAGAGACAACTACAGAGTCAGACGCAATAGAAATTGGTTCTCGATGGGTCTGTGGGATGTGTTATGACGACCTGTAAAGCCCCCCAAACCTCCCAACCTAACCTTCCCCACCCCTAAACCCCTCTCTGCTCCGATTCGGCTTATAACGGAACGAGAGCGGAGAAAACTACACTTTCTATTGTATAGTTTGAAGCAGTTGCATTTGTAGTTATCTAGGTCTACTATAAGTATCTATGAAGCCAAAAACATCTGCCCCAAAGTGCTTAACATGCGCAGCACGACTGAAACTAAAGCGAGCAGACAACTGGACTCTCACTACACGTTATCAACGCAAGGAAGACCGTCTACGGTTTATTCGCTACTACTCTAAAGGTAAAAGGGTCACTTACTACATAAGCAGCCATCAATGCCTGAACCCCGTAGACTAGTTTTGTATGCTATACTTTTCCTACATTCAATGCACACTATGAACAGGAGAAACAAATGGATACTATCCACCTTTTTAATTATGAAATCGAAAACTCTGAGTCCGTCCATTACGGAAAATGGTACTGGGGAATTATTTTAGAGGATTCGAGAACCATCTACATTAATGCAGACAAAATGGTTATTACTGATACAGGTGACTTAATTGCTATCTCTACTACAAAACAAAAGTCACTTTACCCTGGAATGACAAAAGAGCAAATAGAAGATGCTCGATATGAAAAAGAGCCTAGACCAGAGCCTCATCCTCTATTGGCTTTAGCCAATGGACGCTGGATGTCCTACTTTGCAGCCTCGGTGATGTCAGGCGAGCCAATAGCAGTAGATAACTCTGTTAAGTACGAAGAAGAAAAAAAGAAGTAACTAACAATAGGCAGTCCCCCTCCTTAATCCGAGGGGGATTACTTATTTCCACTAGAGCGCATAGGATTTGACTTTCTATTATATAGCCACTAGGCTGAAGCCATGACAACTGACAAAGATACAAAAGCAAAGAACAGGGTTGTACTTTGCCCTACCTGCAATACAGAGATTGAAGTCCGCTCTGGATTTGCTCACATGACTCTTACACGACATATGAAAGGACATAAAGAATAAAATGATTGAATTCATAGCAGGAGCAATAAGTGCAACATTCATCATCGCTTGGCTCATTTGGATAGCGTTAGGCGAAAACCGTCCAACATGACGCTTATAAAACTTACGATTAAGGGGCTATAAATTGTACATACTTAGGTCTAAGACTGTATGATTTTGGTATGGCTTTGCTCAATAAAAGGTCAAAAACAAACTATGAAAGAGGAAAATAATGAATATAGATAATTGGACACAACCATTCGAGATTGCCTTTAAGTTGGCTATGTTCTCGACTGGTTGGCTACTTGTACTGCTGATTGCATCTTTTGGAGTTGCACTCTCAATTGCAGTTCTTAAGTCTGTTCCTGCTTTGTTTATTAGCAAGAAGAAAAAGTCCAGTACAGATGTTCTTGCAGATACCTATCAGGACGCTATGGGACGCTTTGCTAAGGCAAAGAACTTCAAGGTAATTAAGGAAGAAGAGTAATTTTGGACATTGTATTCCGCTCGGATGTTGATGTTCAACTAATCAAACATAGCGCCTCAGACCAAGATATTGGATTCGCAGCAAGGGTAAGTACCATTGGAGAGCGCAGTCTTGGACATGAAGACAATGACAATGATAAGAAGTTAACTGGTCTTATTAATTACCTCATGCGCGATAGACACGGCTCACCCTTCGAGCACTCAACCTTTACCTTCTATGTCAAGGCTCCTATCTTTGTTTGGCGAGAGCATATGCGCCATCGCATGGCTTCCTATAACGAAGAGTCAGGGCGATACCGAGTTCTAGAGCCAGAGTTCTATGTTCCTGGAGGCGATAGAAAGTTGCTTCAGATTGGTAAGCCAGGTGCTTATACATTTGAGGAAGGCAATTCAGAGCAGAGAGCGCTCACTTCTTTATCCTTCAAGCGTGCTTGTAAAGAGGCGTATCAAACCTACGATGACATGATTCGTGCTGGCGTTGCCCGCGAGGTTGCTCGAGGAGTTCTTCCTGTAACTATCTACTCATCTGCCTATGTAACTATGAACTCTCGTGCTTTGATGAACTTCCTCAGTCTGCGTCAGAATGTTGAAGGACAGAAGTTCCCATCTTACCCACAGCGGGAGATTGAGATGGTTGCTGAAAAGTATGAAGAAATCTTCAAACAACTTATGCCGATTACTCACACTGCTTTTGTAGAAAATGGACGAGTATCTCCATGACAGAAAGTGTCAAGATTGCCTACTGCTACGCACGTGTATCTACTCAGATGCAGGTAGAGGATGGCGTGAGCCTTGACGGTCAAGAGAAACAACTTCGGTACGCAGCAGAGTCACAAGGCTATGAAGTAGTGATGCTTCGTGAAGAAGGAAAGTCTGGAAAGAACATTACTGGTCGTCCAGTACTGAAGAAGGCTTTAGATGATTTAGATGCTGGTAGGGCAGAGGCGCTGTTTGTTACTCGTCTTGATCGCCTTGCTCGCTCTACTAGAGACTTCCTCAGTATTGTTGACCGTTCTCACAAACATAACTGGCGCCTTGCGTTACTAGATTTAGGTTTAGATACCGCAACATATCAAGGGCGCTTTGTTGTAACCATTATGTCTGCTATGGCAGAGATGGAACGAGGAATGATTTCACTTCGACAGAAAGATGTGCACCAAGATAGACGCAATAGCGGAAAAGTTTGGGGTGTTGATTTAGGCCCACTTCCACTAATTTCTGAATCAGTTATAGAAAGAATTGAAAAAGAAAGAAGCATTGATTTATCATATAAAGTCATTGCTGATGGGCTTAACAGAGATGAAATTCCTACTGCATTAGGCGGAGAGAAGTGGTACGCGTCTACTGTTCGTCATGCGTATCTACGCAATAAAACTAAAGAATAATAGTTATTTAATGTAAAATAAGCAGTGGAAGTATGAACACTGCGTTCATATGAGATTACCTATGGTGGGAGTATCTCGAAGTGTTTTTTCGTGCGCGTTTACAAAAGCAAACAGGCAAAGTAAAAACTCCTACCCAAAAGACGGAAGACTACACACTACCAAGTAAATCAAAACTATTAAGAGCAGTGTCTGCTTTTTCTTTAGTTGTAGGCTTTGTTCTTGGACCGCTTTTTCTTATTATGCCTTCTGCCCAGGCAAACCCTTCAGGACTAACCGCTAATGTCTACAATGTAAACGGTCAAAACAACGCTCCTTACATTCCTCAAGGCGCTTCTCCCGTACTTACAACTAACGTTTCTAACATTGACTTTCAATGGGGAAGCGGCAGCGTTCTAGGAGGACCAGCTGAAGATGTAATCGTAGTCTTTACAGGATGGATTACTAGCGATACAACCCAAGACATTTCATTTTTAGCAACAGCAGATGACGGAACAAAACTTTACGTTGACGGTGTTAACCTAACCAATGACTGGTTTGATAAAGGTGGTGGAGGAACTACAAGTGCTCCAGTATCTTTTACCGCAGGAGTTTCAAAGTCCATCCAGCTTATGTACTATGAAAATGGTGGCGGAGCAAATGTATTTCTCCACTGGGATAAGTCTGGTTCAATGCAAATTATTCCATCCTCTGCATTTGCGTATGTCACTCCTCCACCTCCTGAAGTCTTGTCCGTTGGCGCTCCTACCAATCTAACAGTAGTTGATGGCGCATCTTCGGTTGTTCTTACGTGGAACGCTCCTACAGATGGAAATAGACAACCAGAGCGTTACGCAATTGGTTTTACCTGTCAAGGTTGTGGCGGTTGGGGAGTTGCTACAGGAAACGTTGGCGGTCCTAACTCGTTGAACACTACCATTACCTTAGATCATTCTTTGTTTAATTCATTAAAGCCAAGTGGCACCGTCTGGACATTCACAGTTAGATCTGACAATGACACGTTAGCTCTTTACTCTTCTGTCTCCAACGCGGTGACAGTTAAGGTAGGTCTTACTGCACAAGAAATTGCAGATGCTGAAGCCGCAATTGCTGCCGCTACCGCCGAAGCCGCAAGACTCGCAGAGGTAGCTAGGTTGGCTGAAGAAGCAAGACTTGCTGAGGTTGCACGTCTTGAAGCAGAAGCGGCAGCCCTTATCGCCGCACAGGCAGCAGCTGCGCAGGCACTCGCAGATCAAACCGCAGCAGATGCGGTAAAGGTACTAATAATTAATTCAAGTTGGACACAGGCTAGAGCTGCATATGACATTTTAACAGCTCCTCAAAAAGCTCTTGTTACTAATTATGCAAACTTAACATCCGCAGAAGCGGCAATACTTGCATCGCAGGTAGCAGCCGCTCAAGCAGCAGCAGATGCAGAAGCCGCAAGAATAGCGGCAGAGGTTGCAGAAGCCGCAAGACTCGCAGAGGTAGCTAGGTTGGCCGAAGTTGCGAGATTAGCGGAGATTGCGAGACTAGCAGAGGTAGCAAGACTTCAAGCAGAAGCAGCAGCGTTGTTAGCAGCACAGCAAGAAGAGGCAAGAATTGCAGCAGCAACTGCCGAGGCAGCACGACTAGCAGAAGTAGCGAGATTAGCAGAGGTTGCACGACTTGCTGAAGTAGCGAGATTAGCCGAAGAAGCAAGACTTGCTGAAGTAGCGAGATTAGCAGAAGTTGCAAGATTAGCAGAA